TGCCCGTTCCACTTAATATTTGTGATGAACCTGACACAACACCTGATGGTAACTGAGCACTCCCACTCCAAATTCCGGTTCCACTTAATACTTGTGAAGAGCCAGATACAGTTCCTGTTGGTAATAATGATACCACTTGAGCTGCACCACTAACAATACCCACAGGTACATTTGTTATTCCTGTGTACGATATTTGTCCTGAACCCGAAACTAATGGTGTTGTTGTCGATATAATTGAACCCGTGATTTCTAATCCACCGTTTATACCGATAGTGGTTCCACCATATTCAGTAATAATTGAATCGTTAAGGTGATCACCACCCGCAGATCTAGCAATTTTACCACTAGTTAATGTCAATTCACTACCTAACGAACCGGAGCTACGAGGTCCTGATAATAATACACCACCACCATATGATGCTTCACTTGAGTTTTGGTATATCCATCGGTTATTAACAGAATCCCATAATATAGATCCTGTTGCAATTCCAACTGAACCCGAATCGTGAACTTCTAATCCACCAAATCTAGCACCAGGACTTGCCGTGTTCACCGTAATTATGTTATCTTCAACTCTTAATTGAGATGATGTCACATATGTTATAGATGAGGAACCAAAAACTGTTAAGTTTTCCGTAATTATTACGGAACCACTAATTGTTTGGCTTCCAACGAATATGTTTGAACCCGTAGTTGCATAACTACCTGTTTTATTTGAAATAGAATCTATACGACCATCTTGTGAAAGGTCTTTAAATGCAACTGATGAACTTAACAAACCGATAGATTCACTAATAGATGAACTAAAGGTTGTGTATCCATTTGTTATCCCTAAACTAATTTGAGATGAACCTGAAATAACCCCATCGGAATTCAATTTAGATTTGATTGTGGTATTAATAGATGATGTGAACGAATTCAATGAACCCGTACTTGTTTCTATATTCGATAACCTATCATTTATCGATGATGTATATGAATTTAATGAACTAGTGGTACTTTCAATACTTGTTAGTTTACCACTAACTGAAGAACTGAATGATTGTAAATCTATACCATCAATCGTTCCCGTTAATTCTATAGAACCACTTACTATAATATCGTCACCGAAAACAATGTTAGTTCCTCCAGATGATGTAATTTTAAACCCATCTTGAATTTGTGTTGTTCCTTTTATGGATATGAGTCCATTGGTAGGGTCAAGTAAGATGTCACCACCACCTGATGATTTTAATTCAACATCTCCATCTGCGGTTTGTAATATGATAGAATCGGTACCAGCCTCCAATATTTTAATTGATTGTCCGTTATCGGTTGTGATTTGTAATTCTTGTGTGGTACTACTAATAACTTTAGTTCCATCAATATATAAAGATCCAGATGAGATGTAAACGTCTTTCCATTGATGTGTTGGGCTACCTAAATCATATTGATTATCCACGGATGGTACTATAGACCCACTATGTGTTTGAGTCCCGATAAAAATATTAGACCCAGTTGTTGCGTAACTTCCACTCACACCTTCAATAGAATCTAATCTACCATCTAATCCCGATGTAGTTGTTGCAATTGAACTTGATAGTCCACCTATACTTGAAGATAATGATGAGGTGTAAGAATTAAACGTTGATTCATCTAATTTACCCGTTCCAATTGGATTACCGTTCAAATATATTGAACCCGTAATATTAACTGACCCAGTGAATGTTGCATCTGTATTAACCTCAAATCCTCTATTTGGAGATATCGACGCACTGACACTACCTGAGATGATTTTATTAAGATTTAATCCCGTAACTCCACTTGCTGGTATGTCATATAAACCCGAACCATCACCAATGAATGATCCAGTAAATGAACCTGTAGTATATGATGATGTAAAATCACCAAAACTCGATGTTAATGTGTATTTTGGAGCTTCGGATGCAGTTAACGCATTAGAGGTTGTTCCACTAATGGTTGCATTTATGGTACCTAATACGGTTAAATCACCCGAAATGTGAGCCGAGCTAGATACGGATAACGATCCCGTTACGTGTGCGTCAAATATATTCATCTAAATGTGTATTATACATAGATAAATACTTAGTCCTTCGGTTATGTGAATGAAATTACTATATAAGTTTTTGATGGTCACTATAGAACTTCTCACCATCATATTTCGTATAATATATGGTGGATGAACCTCCAGAAAAGAACTTAACCCTTTTCCATTCGTTAGGTTGTGAATCAAATTCCTCTTTTGTATAAGGAATAACTACAGGTGTTAGTCTTGTGTCGTATTTATAGTAAGCGTAAAACGTTACAATTGTTCCATTTTTACAGTTATCCTCAATTTTATCTAAAAAATGTACAATACCGTGTTTATCGGTATCACTATCAAAAAATACACCATCAAATTTCTTATCCAATAATGGTAAAACATCATACCAATCACCTAATATCACGTTTATTGGGATTGTTTTGGTTTTTGCCCACTCTAAAGCCCTTTCATATTGTTCTGGGTGAATTTCAATTACGGTATATGACGTAACATTTGGATTTGAGGTTATGAAATCCGCAGAAATATGCATCCCAAAACCGATTTCTAAAATATCTCCTCCATTTGATGTTGCAATTTCCGCCTGTTTTTTCATCATAGATGTTTCACAAACGTGCATAACGTAATGATTATTATTTGGGGTATATATGTATTCGTCAGTAATTATTAACTCTTCTTTTCCGTCCATTACATTAAGTTATTAGATTTTTTTAAGTTTGGGTGTTTATTATAAATAGCTGATTGTAGACTATCGGAAAACTCTGAAATTAATAGGTCGTTTTCTGGTTTATATGTTGGGACATATTGGTTAAAAATATATTCAGATTCTGTTAATAATTTAAATAGGTAAATCCAATAATCAGACTTTGGTTTAGTGTTTTGTTTACCTTTTATTTGTTTAATATTTTTGGATTTTACCTCATATACTAAAATCATATGGGACACATTATTTGTTTCGTTTTGTTCCCTTAATTCTAAAGTGGTGTTACCATAATTAACCCTACCACAATCTTCCATTCTGACCATTGATTCAACGCAGAATTCATTTTCTAAATCAACCCAATAAAACCCAACACCATCAATTCTCTCATCTAAAATTATTTTATTATGTTCGACATAGTCGGTATTGTTATATTTTAATTTAAAATCTTGAATATATTCTATGTAGGTGTTATATAACAACTCGGCAGTAATGTTATTTAAACAGGAATAATTATTATTACCCAAAAGATGTACATAATTACCAATTGTATTTAATTGAGAGGGTAATGTGTGATTCTTTAAGTAAGTTTTATTATTATTAATAAAATTATAAGTGTATGGATTTGAATGTGGACCCAAAACCTTTTCGATTGATTGTATTATTCTATTATTTTTAGATGGCATTATATTAAACCATTAAATCTTTTTTCTCCACTACCGATTCTCACCCGGTATAGATCTGTACCAACAAATTTTTCATATATAGGGGTTTTTAGTTCGATACCTACATATCTAAACATTTCCTCAATAACGGATTTATCTTTCTTTACAAAAATATCTTCAAAATGATATATTGGATGCCCCATTTTAGAAAAATTATATAACATTTCAGATTCCTTTAATAACGTATTTTTACTGTTTTCGAGTTCTTCTTTTGTGATGTTAGATAAATCGTAAAATTGTCTCTTTTGCCAACTATGAATGTCATCGGCTTTCATATGATAAGTTAAACTTTCACTTTGTAAATCTTTATCTAATCTGTTTAATAATATGACTTTATCAAAGTAACCAAAAAACCATTTCCAAAATCCTTCCTCATCTTCCATCATACTTTTTGGTTTCTGATTTTCACTAACAAAGGTTTTTATAAGAATATTATCCTTACCCTCAAAAAAATCGGTATCGTATGTTGGTAAACCTATTTTATCCCTCCAATAATTATTGAATGGTTCGGACACACAGGTGTATGTTTTATAAAGATGTTCTTCAAATAAATGATATAAACTAGTTGATCCGCTTCTCGCAGATGTTAATATTGCAACCCTCATATTATTGTTTTATTCTTTTTTAGTGAGTTTGGTATCCAAATGTTTAATGCACATCTAATCCCACTATATACGGGCATAACTCCGTGATAAGTTTTGGACCCATCAAATGAAATTCCCTCCCCACGATTCAATTTTATCTTTTCGGAATGTTCACCTAAATCCGTAATTTCTTTACCTGGTGTGTTTGAAATTACAAATCTACCGTCCTCAAATTCATCCGTTAAAACAATAACAGTTGTGTATTGAGACGATGTGTCTCTATGTAAATTTAGAAATCTACCATCATAATATCTAGTTAGACTGATATTAACTTCATTTACGTTGAAGTTTTGTGGAATGTTCCAATGGTTATTTGGTTGGTGGTTTGTAATGAATTTATTTAATACGTCTTCTTTAAATGACTCATCGTAAACCCTACGACAATCCCAAGTTTCTTTAGGGTCGTAAAAGAATATTTCTCCGTTATTCATACAATAGTCTAAAATCCACAAACATTCTTCGTTTGTGAAGTATGTGTTTACACTATAGTCCATAACGTCAAAATTTTAACTCTCTATATTATAAGTGAGTTGTTTTGATTTCATTGACAACCCCTTGTATTGCTGCCGCCATTTTTAGTTTTAAATCACTTGACACTGGACTAACATTAGTTTTGATTGTCTGTATCGGTCTTTCAACTTTTAATTTTACCGCCATAATATTTTTAATTAAATTTTTTCAAATCCTCCACCACCACAAGATGGGCAATACCAAGAATTACAATAGTATCCACAATAATTCCAAGGACACCAACAAGAGTTATGCATTATACCAAATAATCCGTCACCAACGTCAACTAAGAAAAGATCCGATGGTTCAAAATCCAAAGCGTAAATTGTTTTCTTTGCATATTCCATCTCTAACCCAGTAATTTCAACCGTACTCAATTGGTTAGTATCTTTATCTATGATTATCAGTTTATCTCCAACGAATAATTTATTTACCTTTTCAAATCTAGTGGCTAATGAATCTTTTTCTTCTATGTAATATGTACAAGACGGTGCATCTGTCCAAGTTAAACCATTCGATAATGTTATTCTAATATAAATCGTATCAACTTCCGCTGACGTCATTCCAGATAAAGTTGACTGTACTTCCACTAAAGTATCTTGAGTTTGTTGTACTGTTGCGTCCCAACCAAAGACCTCAATGTTTCTATCACTAGATGGTCCCGTACCATTAAAGTCTCTAAAATCTATTGATTTAATATAATCACCCAATTGGATTGTATCAACATCTTTTAGTGTCCCATCATATGATAATATATTACTATCGTCATCTGTGTGATAATCAACGTTAGCAAAATTACCGATAGCTTTGGTTATGTATTTGTATCTTGATTTTTGATTTAATTGTCTGGTATTTTCAATAAATTCGTTTTCTGAAAAATCTAACGGTATTATTGTTGATTGTTTGTACCCACCCATATTGATGACATCCAAATTTGAACCGAAAACAATATCAATACTTCTGATGATGTTATATCTACCATCAACTATATTTTTTTCATCATAAACGAATTCTTGAAGAAGAACGTTTTGGTCATTCGCGGTATCCGCTTTCATAGTAGATAAGTCCGAATCGGATTGGATTGAATGTAAGGACGGTAACACTTTACCATCATATGTTGGGAGTCTGTGTTTTTTTAATAAATTAGGTTCGTCCCCATTAAGGTAATTCACAGTATCTATGGTATCCATCGATATTTCAGTTGTACTGAAATACGTTTTAGGGATTAAATCCGTATTTTTCATTAAATTGAAAAATTGGAACTTATCCGCACAATATAACTCGTCAACAAGGGCGGTTGTATCAAATGATTGTCTTAGAATGAACTTATCGTCACTATCTTCGATGTACGGTACGGTAACGGAATTTTCAGGTACCTTATGTGCGTGGTAATTGATATTGTTTTCCTCACATTTTTGAATTAAAATCTCCTCAAATCTAAAGGTTTCAGTCAACGGCGTGTAAGCATTTCCCTCAGTCCATATAAAATGTAAATCAGTAATGTTGTTTTCAATCATCACGTCGAACAAAGGATTGAAATCCAACATATCGGCACCAGAATTGTATATTGTGGTGTTTGTGTTTATTTCCAAAATCTTAACCGAATCTCCCTGTTCAAGTAAGTCAGTACCTATTATTATTCCTTTCATATTATCTTATTAATGTTATTTATAAATATTTATAAAATCGTTTTATTGGTTTTAGTGTCCATATAAATACCGTATTTTTTGTCAACCTCTTCCCAATATCCAACTCGACAAGAATTAGTTTTTGGTGTAAAAATCTTGGCTGCCAATGGACAATTACATTCGGTACATACCGCAGACCATTCCCGTTTTTTTAACACTTCACTATAATATACACAATTCTGGCAGATAGTCAATCTTTCTTCTGACAGTTGTTTTTCATTGTCCGTAGGGTTAAACTTAATAATCCAAGAATTAATTACCTCTTTAAAATCTATCATATTAAAGATTTCTGTACTTTCGGTAAATCAAAGTAATTGTATATTTCATCATACTTGTCTGTAAAATTTGGACAGGTCTCTAATTTGGTGTGGAAAACCTTACTTGAGTTACTTTTTTCTAATTTAAATGGTTTACCTATGATATTGGAAACCCACAACTCGAATTCAGCCAAGTTATTATAATCAAACCAGACGATATTTGGGTCGTTATTGTGATAAAAAGATAGGGGGTTTATCGTGATAAACCCAATTGTTCTAAAATGTTCGTAATTATTAGAACCAATATAATTGGAAAGTCCGCTTCTTTTAATAAGTTTGGTTATTACATCGACTTTATTTTCCTTAACCAAATCTTCTGATTTATAAAAAAGAATATCATTAGAATCTAATTCACTTAATATTTTAGAGACATCGGGATGGTATAAATGAGGTAAATTAGCAGTTAAATCGACTAAATGTTTCCATAATGATAAGAACCTTTCGTGTCTATTTCTTCTTATACCAACAACAGGATAACTATTACCAAACTTACTCTTTAAATCTGTTATTTTTTCGTGTCCGTGCAATAATTGATCTGCTAAATTTTCGTTATCTAAATTCAAATTGATAGTACTTCCCATATAGTTCGCATAGAACTTATCAAAATGATCGAAACTGATGTCATTTCTAAGACAGGTTATCAAAAAAGATGTTGATGCACATCTAGGTAAACTTAGGTATATGAATTTATTATCTACTAACATTATATTAAAGACTTTTGTTTTTTAATGAACCTCAACCCAACATTACCCGCAAAAACAATCCTATCTTTTGTTGAACTAGTTGCTTTATTGGGTGCGTGTGGTGTATCTGCGGACATTATTATTAAGTCGTCTTCTTCAGGTAGTATTGAGTACTCGATATCATTTTTATCTTTAAAATACAAAACCCCATCATCCCCTTTTAGATTATCGGGCATTTGAATATAGTAAACATACGTATACGTTGGTATGAAATAATTAAATTGCTTACTGATTTCCGTGTGTATGTGATATTTTTCTTCACCTTCTTTAAAATTAGGTTGCACCGGTTCTTTAGCTCTTACCACGTTTACCCAACCAGAGGTTTCGACTATATTATGTTCACCGAATTCGTTGTTATATATTTCAATACAACTATTGATTCCTTTTTGAATAACCTGATCTAATACATTATTAATTTCCACTTCACCTAAAAAATTAATATTCCCAGATGTGTGGTTATAACCAAAACCGTCAGTTTTCACGTCAGGTTGTTTACTAATTATGTTATTACATATGTCCAATAGTTCGGATTTAAAATCCAACATATTCAACTTAGTTTTATATATGTGAGAGCTGTCGCTAAATGTTATTTTTTCCATTGTATATTTTTTTAAATGATATTGTGTTCGAATTTTTTAGAGTTTTTCTTATGTATCGTGAAATAATTGTTATAGAAAAATGTCAACTGTGAAATGTTAGTTTCTTTAAGTTCTAATGCGTTATATAATTCCACATTATTACTTATTTTAATACTACCATCATCATTGATGAGTTTTTTTAATTTTTCAGGAACTTCTACACTTTTATAGTCGGACCAAAATTTGGTGTCATTTCTTTCACACATATAATGATACCTAACAAATACCATATTTTGAAGATTAATTTCCTCACAAAAAACATTAAAATTATCTTTAAGTGATTCATCAAAATCCGTGTCTATTAATCGTTTTAATTGCATAATAACTGACATTAAAGATGTGGATTCTAAAGGTTCTAAAAATGTCGAAGCCAATCCAATCGCTATGGAGTTACCAATCCAACTTCTCTTATAATATCCCGCTTCATATTTAAAACTTTTAACAATTTCAATTTCACGTCCGAGATATTCTTCAACTTCTTTTTTTGCCTCCGATTCGTTTATGTAAGAATCGTTATACACATAACCACAACCCCATCTATGTTGTAATGGTGCTTGCCACATCCAACCACATTTCATTGAAACCATATTGGTTTGTGTCTTATCGTTGACTGTTTGTTTGTCTTCTTGTGGTAAAAAATATGCAATGGCAGAATTTACTTTTAGGTATTTGTTATATGAAACCCACTTTTCACGGTAAAACTTACCAATAATAAGTCGAGATAATCCACTACAGTCAAATAATAAATCAACATCGATGGTTGTTTCATCATCTAATATAATTGATTTAACGTTATCCCCCTCCAAATTACAATCTTTAATAATACCGTCAATATGTTTAACTCCTCGTTCAACGGCAATTTTTTTAAAGAATTCCGCTACTAATCTAGCATCGAAATGAAATCCTATATTGGGATTTATGAAGTCGTTTTTACCTGAGAATAAATGACTCATAGATTTACCATCACCTCTCCAATTTACAAACGTAATTCCATTTTTAATTGTTGATTTTGTTTGATTAAAAAAATCAACTCTACTAATTTCTAACAACTTTAACATTGCTCCGAAATTAGGTACACTACCTTCTCCCGCACCTAAAATTCCAATTTTAGAACTTTCTATTAACGTTACGTTACAATTTTTATGGAATTTATTAACAACCAAAGCGGTCAACCATCCCGCAGTTCCTCCACCTACAATTACAATGTTTTTCATATTAACCTCATTTTAATTTTCTTTGATGGCCAAACATTCATCGAATATCGTTTACCACTTTCTAATTCACTTACACAATGGTTTATATTTGAGTCAAATATAAACACACTTCCTCGTTTTTTAGGAACCGTATATTCAATCTCATCTATTTTATATTTAATGTCACCACCATTGTAATTATCATTTAATTGTATTATTAATGTGATGGTTGCACCATATATTATTTCGTGAGAATCTTTGTGCCAAGTTAAAAAATCACCAACAGAATATTCATTAAAACTGTACTTAGAAATCTCACCATACTGAACTCCGTTAAAAATTTTAAGATTGTTTACCGTGTCAATAATTTTTTTAGACAGGTTATCTAATACGGGTTCAATTAATGTGTTGTTAGTAAAATAGGTACCTTTCCTTTTATTGTTCTTGGTGTCTGTCATATTTTCATTATAAACAACCCCATTAACAACTTTACTGGATTTCATATCCATTAATCCTTGATTCACCCCTTTACTAATTAAGATTTCACATTCTTCATCTGTGATAAAATTTTCAATTAATTTATTGAACATATTATATTAATGTTTTTTTAAACTCGGGACTTTCTAATAATTTAATTTCGGTTTCTAAAATGTATTTAAAGTCAGATTCGACAGGTGATAACCTATGTTTTATATTTGAGAAAAAAAACACTAAACTTCCAGTTATTTTTGGAGACTGAAAATATTTCTCATCGTCATTAAGTAGATATTGATGGTACCCATTAACGAAATTATCATTCAATTGCACAATTATGGTAAAATAACTGTTATTGTTTATATTCCACTTTAATGAGTATTTTGTTTTAGGTGTATACTCTTTAAATAACAAATGTTCTAAGTCACCCAATTCATAACCCCTAAATTTAAAATTATCATTTAACACTTCGACAATTTTTTCCGATATGTGAGTTAAATCCAATGACTTACCATTCTTGTGGTTATTTATTATATCATCACATTCTTCTTTAGATAAGAAATTCTCAATAATGTTTATTTTTTTATTCTCCATTATTTTTTTTTAGACCATACTTAATCCATTTATACCATATTCTCTCGTGAAGGTAATATTGAATTGGTTTATATACCAACTCAGCAACCCCGAAGGCCGCACCTACTTTAACCGATCCACTAATTAACCACATCAAACCAAACCCAATTAAGGTACTTATGATTCGATACGATATTGTTTTAGCGATGTGTCTTCTACGTTCTACTATCATTATCCTTTAGTTTGGTCGTATTTTATTGTTCCATCAGGACTCATATGTCCAGTTCTAATTGCGGTACCGCTAATAACTGCCACGTCTGATGGAGGTTCGTGATAAATCACATCATAACCAACACCTCGTCCGTAGTTGATTGATTCGATATCGGGAATAATAGATATTAACACTTTATCCCAATTATTCATAAAGAATGGTTCGTTCATTAGTTCTGCCATAACTTGGTGGGCTGTCTTTGGATTGTTCTCGTCAACCTCAACGTCTCTAATCGCCACCCAAACATTTTTACCTTGGTTTAATTGTTGACTAATTAACCATTCGTGACCTTTATGCCAATTCTGCCAACGTCCTACGTATAAAGCGTACTTTTTACTCATATAATTTAATTTTTAATCTAAGTTCTTGAACCGTTTCGAATTCAGGTCTGTTAGTTGTGTCAATATCGATGAAGAATTCTGTAGGGGGTTGATAATTTTCAACGTGAAAGTTTTCCCTACCTCTGATATCTGTTGTGTGTACATACACCTCAATCAAATCTTTACCCATTTCGGATTTAAATTCGTCTCGTTGGTCTTTGTACGGGGATACTAATGAAACAATTGCAACATCACCTTTTAAGTGTAAAAATTTGGCAATTTTTTGTGCTAAATCGATGTTTTTACGTCTACCTTCTTCGGAGTAATCTTTATTGTTGAAAATTTCTCTGATATCGTCTCCATCAACGATTACCCCTTTATTAGGGTATGATGCTTGTAACCATTTTGCCAATGTGGTTTTTCCTGAACCAGGTTGACCTGTTAACCATATAATCATTGTATTAATATACAAAAAAAAATAGTAAAAATCAAATTATATTCTCATTTATTTTCTTAAATGGAATATTGTATTTTTTTAATATATAAGATAAACCTAACCCCTCTCCATTTCCAATTCCAGGGTACGCACTATCATAATAAAAACTACTATATTCAAATACTGGTTTGATTTTCTCCACATCGTAGATTATGTTGGATATTTGTTCGTGGGTTGGTATGAAATAGAACCATTCTAATATCGTAGGTAATTTGGAATAGTCGAATCCTACTTTATCCCAAAAATCAATAATTTTTGTAAAGTAGTTATCGTTTATGTAATCCTCGAAATAGTCACCGTTTGGCCACCCATATAAGTATAAAAATTCATCACTACCTTTAAAGTTTTTAATGAAGTCTTGATTAAGATTTTGAATCCAATCTGCATCAACATAAAGTACCGAGTCTTTATGTGTTTCTACCAATCTTAACGGAAACAGTAGTTTATCAAAATATGAAAATATTTTATTTGGATAATAATGAGTGGTCCCAACTTTAAATTTTGTTGGGTTATTTGTTAGGATGTGAACATTCCATCCATTATCTATGAATTTTGAAATATGGGGCGTCACATTATCAATATATTGATCACCAAACGCCACAATTGACAGTATCATAATTAATGGTTATAAGTGAAGGGGTCTCTTTTTTTAAGTTCTTCAATTCTTTTTTTGAACTCCTTCTTCTTTTTATTCTTCTCTATTTTATTTTTAATAAAATCAATTAATTTTTTAAACATTTTTTTTCTTTTTTTCTATTATAAAATTATCAATAACTAGCACATCTATATCAGTGTCATAAAAAGTGTCAATAGCATCTTGTGGTGTTAAAACCATTGTTTTATCTTTTATATTAAAAGACGTGTTAAGTAAAATTGGATAACCTGAAAGTTTCTCAAACTCAATAAGTAATTGGTAAATTAAAGTATTCTTATAAACTGTTTGTACTCTTGCCGTACCATCTACGTGAGTTACCGCTTTTAATATGTCCCTATATTCTGGTTTAACTTTAACCACTTGATTCATATATGGAACATCATCTGTCATTTCAAAATAGGTGTCTTGTTTGTCTTTCATAACCATAGGCGCAAATGGTCTAAATCCTTCTCTTTTTTTAATGACCTTGTTAATTCTATCTTTCATACCGTCCACCGTTGGGTCGGCTAAAATAGACCTGTTACCTAGTGCCCTTGAACCAAATTCACAATGTCCTTGGAACCATCCAACAACCTTACCTTCATTTAATTTTTCGGCAACATACTCTCTTAATTTTTTGTCCGATAGGAATTTTCTATATCTTCTACCCTTTATTGCCTTTTGAATATCGTTATAAAAATACATCGGACCCAAGAATGGGTTTCTATTAATCTTACCCGATAACATTTTATTCTTAACCATATAATGAACACACGCACCAATTGCCGACCCTGCGTCAGATGGTGCAGGTGGAATCCAAACACTATCAAAATGTGTTTTTTCTACTATCTTACCATTTGCGGTTCCATTATACGCACAACCACCACTTAAACATAATCTACTATTATTGTCAATGATTCTAATAGACTTCATAACTTGGAATAGTATTTCTTCGTATCTCATTTGAACTGCAGCCGCTAAGTCCATATGAATATCTTCTAACTTATCGTCCGGGATTCTTGGTAATATGTTTAACAATTCACCTAACTTTTCATTGAACATAATTTTATCGTCCATATGCCAAGTGAATACGTCTAAGTTACATTCTAATTTACTATTTTTATATTTAATTAATCTCCTAACTTTTTCAATATATCTATTTGGATTACCATATGATGCCAACCCCATAACTTTATATTCACCTTCATTTGGTTTGAATCCTAAAAATGCTGTCATCGCCGAATAAAATAAACCTAAAGAGTGTGGATATTGAGCTAAAGATGTATATTCAATATCATTATTTTTAGCAATACCTAATGACATCGTATCTAATTCCCCAACACCGTCTATAGATAAACAAGTTGCGGAATTAAAATGTGACGTATAAAATGAATAATAAAGATGTGATTCGTGATGTGTTGAAAAAAATACTTTATCCGAAAACTGAGGAAGTTGTTTTTTAATTTCTCGAATGTTCTTCTTTATGTTAAAATATGACTTAATAGAATAGAAAGGTCTCTTAAACCACAATGGTTTAATGTTTTTCTTAACTCTTTCTAATTTAAGTAAAGGATTTTCGTAATAACAAATTGCCTCAACATTCTCCTTTTTTATTTTATATTTTTTAAAGATATAATTTAAGGTGTTAGTTGGGAATGAACTGTCGTGTTTAATTCCTGTGAATTTCTCCTCTTCGCAAGCAAAAACTAATTCTCCATCTCTAAACAGACAAGCGGAGGAGTCGTGATAAAAAGCCGATATACCTATGATAAATTTTTTCACTATAATATGGTTGATTTATATGTTTTATCCCAATCAATAAGATTGTTCTTTAATGTGGTATAATATCGTTTACTGATATCTTCAAATTCATACTTATCTGGGAAGAGTTCATTTATTTTTAGAATATACTTGAATCCCTTAAATCTTTGAATTATCATTTCTTTAGTTAAAAATAGGATTTGTTCCATATTTTTATAACCGTTTAAATGTATAATCTCATTGAAATCATAGTTTACCATATTATATAGTTCCTGTTCGCTTCCAATTAGACGATGTTTCCCATTAAAATTCATTTTGAATGGATAAGTTGGTTTGATGAATTCATCTTGTTCATTTTCAACAATAAACTTATCCTCCACATTAAATAAATAGGTGTGTTCTTCATCTTTTTTATCTTTCAACATTCTGATTACCGAAGGAATCAATAACTGTTCGATAATACACGCATTATAGTAGTTAGAATCGAAATGTTCCATATTGGATTTGTAAATTTCCAAACAATGGTTTACAGATTTTTTAATTAACTTATAGTCAGTCCCACCAAATACACAAAAATTTGGAATATCAAAAAGAGTAATGTTTTCCTTTAATTCTGGTGACAATTTATCATCTATTTTATATAAATTTGTTAGATACGTATTATATAATCTCTCAACTTCACTGTAGGTCCCACCACCAACAGGGGTATCGGGATATGAATAGAAAATATCCATATCATTTAATTTCTTTTGGTCGATATTATAGATGTGGGTATCTAAATCTAAATGTATAAACGGTTCTTCCTGAAGAGAGAATGTTATTAGTTTAGGTATTGAGAAGGTTTTGTAATTATAATTGTCAAACGGTTCCGTTATGATTTCTTTATATGGAATACCTATGTGTTCGACAATTTCTTTTACCTTTTTTGTTGTGTATAATTTTATACCATCAAAAAATACATTTGCAAGTAAAGCGGATAATAACATATTGTAAACCAATGGTTTATCAATGTTATCATTTTCATTACAAGGTGCATATGTATGGATTGCTATCATTATTTTTTCTTATTACCATAATAAATTGTGTCCACATTATTTCTTTCTCTCCAAGGATCTAAAACCACACTACCTTTTGGAAATTCAGTTTCATTAAACACTCCTCTATGTCCTAATAGGTATATTGCGGGTTCATTCATTTTATCAAAAATTGTTACGGAACTTCCCAAATAGTAAGCAATTAGTTTAGTATATGAACCATCAATATAAGGAACACCAGGTTTATAACTTTCACCCATAATCACAATTGGTAAATTGTGTTCGATGGATAGCTCAGTTAATCTTTTTGCAACGTTTTTAGCTTGGACTTCCCTTGACCTCATAATAGCGTCGAACAAATCATAACCCAAATCATATTCTTGGGCCATATGTCTTAATGCAATATTGTCTCTTGGGTGACAAGATCCTCCGTCTCCCATACCTGCTTTCATATAGGCAGGTCCTGTAACTCTGTAAGTACTTCTTTCTAATGCCCCAGTTACAACATCCGTATCAATGTTACCGTTCTTCTCTGCAACATCTTGAATCATATTAACAACGGATATTTTAACAGATATAAATGTATTGTAGAATATCTTTATGGACTCCGCCTCATCCCAAGTTCCGATTTCATATCTCGCATTTGGGTTGATGATTGTCTTATAATAATCGACCAATATTTTTGCATCAGTAGTTTCAGAACCATCCTCGGTTCCAATTATAACCATTTCAGGATTAACAAAATCATATTTAACCGTTCCCATAGCAATCAGGTACGGGTTGTAAATAAATCGATAGTTTTTAACTAATGGTATAAATTCTTTTCTTGTGGTTCCAGGTAGTACCGTAGATATTAAGACAATCAATTGGTCTTTAGTGCAATAATCGTTTAACTCTTCTAAAATTCCTTTAACTATGTCGTAATTGAAGTCTTTTGGGGATAAATGAGATGTTGGTTGTTTACCATCATATAGTGGGTCGTGAGGTGTTGGAACCGCAATAAAAATTAATTCCTTTCCTTCACACAAATCTTTTAAATTAGATTTCACAGGAAATCCTGCATTAACTATTTCATTCACATCGTAACCTTCTACGTTATGTTTTTCGGACATTACTTGAGCAACGTCTAAACCTAGTTTACCAATACCAATAAATCCAATATTCATTTTACTTATCTTTTATTTTATCCCAAATTTCAGTTAGGATGTTTTCTATTTTAGTTGAGTTTGCGTGTTGATCATAATTTGAATCATATAATTTCTTAAAATGTTCTCTATTATGTTGGCAAACTTCTTTCATTTCTTCTCTGATACCTTTTAATTCATCATTAGACATATCTGAGAATTTACTTAATTCCGAAACAATCTTACAACACCTTAACTCTCTATCATCAATGTCATCATAACTTTCATCAATCCATTTGTCAAAAGTTTTATAACCTAATTCTTTCAAATATTTTAACGTACCTTTATTTCCATATACTAAAAAAGGATGTCCAACCATAATTGGTTTCCATATCTTTTCAGAAAGAAATAATGTACCATCATCCACTAACGTTTCCGTTAATAGTGAGATAAACGTTTTTTCGTAATCTTCTTTAGTGATGTTTATAGCTAAATTATAATACAAATCGTACTTGGAATCAATGGTAAATGGTGAATTGTTAACTAAGAATTCGTTTTCGTGAGGTAATGCATATGGTAATGGTCCATTTAACCTATATAAACTCAATAACCCTCTATTAAAAAGATTAGTCCTTAATAATTCGATAGCTAATCTAATTCTATGTATTCTAGGTTGTCTATTATATGATAAAAATAGATTTTTATCATCAACAGGTTTAAATTCTACCAAATCTTCATTGTATTTGTTCCAAGGTTCAAAATAATGAAGTCCTCTTCCCTCGATGCCTAAATTTCTTTCTTTAACAATTTTTTCACTTAATAGATTACCACAAATATAGTAAACAGAACCTAAAGGCAAATCACTCTGTTTTCTCCATTCTTCAATTATTTCAAAATCCATATTTCCCTGGGTTCCGGAATAACCCTCATAAGGTAAAAATAGAGCAATTGCACTTCTACCGTTTCTTACATCTTCCAAGTAATTTTCAGATATACAGGAAAATCCAATTTGTCTATTTTTCTTAAAGAATTCACTATCATTTACGTTAATAATATAAATGTGTGATCTACCATTTATTTTATCTGAAGTTAAGTATTCGATTTTATCGGTGTAAGGTGCGGTAATAGTCCTTTTAAACCGATCTAGTTCAAACATATCACCATCCTCAGAAAACAACGTCCAATTAGCCCACATTAAAGGTAGGTGTAATTGTTTTAATTCTTTAAGGTACCAAGTTTTTGAAGATCCGTTAGGTCTATAATAATTTAATATTGAGTCCCAATCCTCCAGGCTGCAAATAATCTTTTCCATATTTTTTTACGCAGTAATCAACAAGTTGTTCTGCAGTTTTTTTATAATCGTTAGGTCCGGGATGTAGTAAATCTCTAGCGGTATTTGAAAATGGAAAATAATCGGGTAATTGTCCATAATGTGCGGTCGGTTCAAAGAAAGACCCTTCAAAATATCTTGTTTTATCTTCCCAAATATTTCTCATTGCCTGAACTATATTGTAGAATGTTACGTTTTCGTGTCCCGCTTCTTGATAAAAACTATCAAATAATTTCTTATAATGCCTATGTTGTTCGTTATCCACATATAGTGAATTGTTCCATAGTCCAACATTATACATAACACTATCACCATAATATGGTAGTCTATCGGTACCAGTCCACATTACTATAATTGAATATGGATTACCATATTTTCTTTTCATTATTAAACTGGTGTCCAATATAAGCTGATTAGACCCACCGCCAATTCCGACATTGATTACGTTTCTACCCGTTATATTCGATATTTGACTAGTTAATGTTTCACTATCGTCAACTCCAACACCAAAAACACAAGAACATCCAAACACTACAATTGAATTCTTCCAATCGTGAGTGTCAAAATCAGGTCCTCTATAACCTAAATCATTTAAAGTGTATTCAACGGGTTGGGTTCTATAATGCCAATCTTCGGGTAATTTTTTTAAATTTTCATTTAAAAAGTCCTCGTTGTCCCCCATATAAAATTGATACTTACCGGGATTTCCGTGAGGTAGGTATAATGGCATAAATTCCATACCATCTTTGAAATATTTTGGGAATGGTTTACTTTGATTCCACACATATTTCCCGTCAACTATTTTACCAAATTTAGGTGGTGGGGTTAATTTCATTATATTAATCTTTTATTAATTCTATGACCCTCTTTACCATTAACAATGTAATCGTATATCGTCTCAGCGATTATTCTATGACCTTCGTGAGATGGATGTGCACATTTAGTAAATAACCCTTTCGGTGTTAGTTTATCGTGACCCATAGCCCAACCATAAAAACCTCCACCTAATAAGTCATCTCTATCTTCCAAATGAACCAACAAATCAGTCATACAACTATATCCTTTTGGGTATAGGTAGTTGTCCCATTCTATTACATCAATTAATCCTTTTTCGTGGTCTTTGGTTAGAATGTGAGTATACATCTCTTTAATGTAGTCTCTTCTAAACGCATTAATAAGGATAAATTTTGCATTATTGGCCTTACACCAAGTTTGTGCCTCAGCAATGTTTAATAACATTTCAATGTATCCAAATTTATCATCCCAAATATCTTCAGCATAAGCTTCCCATAATTTTAGATTAGTTGCACCCTTATCCCAAGGGTTTGGCCACATAGCGAAAAAATGGTGATGGTCGTTAAACTCTTTATTTATAAAGTCAAAACGTTCCATACCACTTAACATATAGATAACGATTTTTTCTTTTGCCAAATGTAAATTAAGATCGGGATGTAGATATAATTCTTTAACTGCTGCCCTATTTCCACAACCCCTCATACCTAGATTAACCGGTATGTAATCGGTTAAGTGATTTTTACATAATTGATTAACCCAAGCCCCTTCGTATTCTTCAACAAGAGTTTCGTGTTGTTTATACATTTCATCGAATGACCAATTATATTTTTCCCATATTTCATTTTTACAGGCACCCTGTCCTTGAGTGAAACTGTCACCTAAACCAATTACAATTTTAGATTCATTAGTTATGTTAATATCTTTGTATTGATGTCTATACATTAAATAATAATTTTAAAGAAGTTGTTATAATATTGTTGTAGTTTTAAAAACGCTAACGGTGGTGAAACGTTAATTCTATCAATTAGTAATTTATAATTGTGTTCCACGTCATTTTCCATTGATTTAAACCACTCTAATTTGTTTTCTATGTTATCTATCGTTCTAATAGATTCAATCAATTTTTGAAGTCTTTGGTGAGTTGGTAGACCATCGTATGATTGGTCAATGTACTCATCAAAAGTTCTATATCCAATCTCTCTCATTTTCTTTAGACTATCTTTGTTTCCCATCACCATAAATGGATGTCTAGACGCGATAGGTTTGAATATCTTTTCACTTAAAAACATAGTTTCGTCACTATCACCACAATGAGCTTCGCTTACCACACTAACGTAGGTATCTAAACAAATCTCAGGATTAAATCTATTGATGTAGAAATTATCATCTAACTCATCATTTCGAATATCATACACCCTCAAAGGTAGTCTCTCACTTATTCTATCAACAGTGTCCATCTCCATTGTGTGACCTTCCCAAGTATATCCGTGTTTTTGAAATTCATTCATACTCACTAAACCTTTATCTAGTAAACCCGAATGAAATAAGTAATTATAAAACCATACTCTGTGTGGTCTTATTCTTTTATTTAAACAGGAGAAGGTCTTAATATTATGTGTTGATTTATAATCAATGTGTTCCTGAAATGTTGGTAGATGATCTTCTTTAAATGATTTACCATAACAATTCATTGCAACATCGAGTTCGAAGTGTGGGTAACCGATTGTACATAATCTTTCGGTTATGTTATTATCGTTAGCCCATTTTTCATAAACATCTTCCACAATCATATTACCTGTCACATAGACGATACATTTAGGTGAAATTCCATATTCTTTACATTCATTATGAAACCACTCCCACAACCAAGGTGTTTGATATCCTTCGAAGCTTTGGTCCAACAATAATAACGCCTTTCGGTTTCTTAAGTCGGTTAGATATTTTTCATTTAGGTAAGAAAATAAACTTTTTACTCTTGGGTCGTATCCAGTCCAATCATCTGGGCTATGATTTACACTACAAGATATGATGTAATTTTCAACTTGTTCTGTTGAAGGGAGAAAATTAACAACACTTCTAATGTTTTTTCTAACGTAATAAATGTTCGCTGCGGAAACTAGTGGTGAGAATCCAAATCTACCAATTCCCGACTTATTAATATCAGCACAACTTGTGAAGTTTGTTAGATTATCTTTATTTTCAAATAAAAAATTCATTATATCAAATTAGGTTTAACATCTGAAACGTATTCACCCGCCTCAAAATGTGTTATTCTTCCATCGGTAACTTTAACATCTTGAATTGATTGGTCAACCACTAACGATTCATACCATTCTTTTAATTCTGGAAATGTTTCAACAAAGTTTTTATTTCTACGAATATCGTATTGAGTGTAGAAACTTTTAAAGTCGTGAAATTGTAATTCTTTATCTAACTCTGTCGTGTTATGACCTCTTTCCACCACTTCAATATAATCGATTAAACGTTCGAATTGTGCTTTCTCAGAAATACTGAATAATTCGCTATCCCTATGTTTATCATACCAAGTTTTCAATTTAAAGTGTAACTTCTCCTTAACATCGTCAGGTAATGTTAGTGGTGACATAAATGCTGGCCATCTTAGAATATTTAAATCTACATTTGGTCTATGTGCTCCGTATTTTTGTTTTAATTCTAACATATCGTCAAGAAATTCGGTGATACTGAAAAGACAAAGACTATTGATGGTCATCATAATGGTTAAAGAACGGAACTTAGCGTTCTCGATAAATTTAACCATATTAGATCTCCAAGTTTCATACTTTAAACCATCTCTAATATATTCTGCGTGAACCCCAAACGATTCATTACTTGTGTACAAATCAAATTCTTTAATAGGTAATTCGTGTGACATTGAGATTAGTTTATCTAATGTTTTCTCATTTACACCTAAGTTAGAGTTAACCGCCAATCTTAATTTATCTGAAGGGTGTTGTTTTAATACCTCAATAAAATTCCAGAAGTTATGACTTTGGGATGGTTCTCCACCAGTTACTCTAATTTCTTCTAATGTTTTTGATAGTTCAGGCCACCATTCCAAGAAAGCACTAACGTAAGGGTTGTTTTCACCAAACTTACCGAACTTCTCAGCCCAAGAACCGTCTGCGTGATATGCTCCAGCACTACTTGTTTTAAATTTCTGATATGCTCCGTTAGTACTAATGTCTTTAGCCCAAGTAGTACTATAACCAGAGTTACAATATGAACAAGCAAAGTTACAAATACGGTCAAAACTAACTTCAACCGTTTTTAATAACACGTCCTCATCATACGGCATATCTTTCAACGCGGCAATGTCTTCTTCTTTATAAATTCTACTCTTATACACCCTATCAGAAACATTATTACGTCCAATATCTTCAATCTTCCAACAATAAGAACATTCTGCAGGTTTTTTACCTGTCAACATCATCTTACGCATCTCCTTTTTATGTTTGGTGTTGTGTAACGCTGATGGGTTATCTTGAATTTCCTCTAAATCGATTGGATGAGGTAAGGGTAAGTGACACGAATTTGTGAAACCGTGACCTAAATGTAAACTTGCATTGTACCACTTAGCAGCACAAAAACTCTTACTTACTGAGTTTAGGTTCTTATCTCTCCATTCTCTTAATTCTTCTGACATTTTTTTAAATTTTGTATATGAAATTGCAATTATTTGTTAAGTCAAAACTCTTATCGTGAATGAATGTCTCGAAATCGTGTTTTGATATAAGTTCGTTTTCTTTTACTATTTCAACATTATGTAATATAACAGAAAAATAGTTCAAATTAAAGTTATTTTTAGGGAAATTTCCTGCACCAAAAATGATATGTGATATATCATCAGAAGCTAATTTATTCTTTAAGAACTCATTGAATATCAACGATTCATTAATATAAAAACTTATCACATTCTTTCTTTTCTTGATGTGTAAATGGTACTTTGTGTTGATTTCCCATTTATAATCCATAAAAAGATATTCTGTGTGTTTATTTTCATCTGTATAAATGAATGTAAATCCGTATTCCTCTATATCAACCCCAACATAATCAGGTAATTTAGAAAATAATGAACACTTTTTTGTAATAGGTATTTCAAATTCAAATACCACTTTAAAATCAAAATTACCATCGTAATCGAATATTTTGTTTGCTGGGAACT